AATTGTTATTGTTTGAGTAGATGCCACATTAGAGCCACCTGCAATAAGTTGGTCAATTTTAATATTTTGCTTCTCATTTTCTGTGTCAATTCTAGTATTTAACTCTGTTTTAGCAGTTTCTATGTTGCTTGTTAATTCTGTTTTAGTTGTATCAATTTTAGTATTAACAGTACCTATTTTAGTTTCTAAGTCTTGTATATCTTTGAGTGTTGCAAAGATTATTGTTGGGTCAATTTTAAGTTCTATATTATTTACATTAGATACAATAAGCACAGTTTTAACCTTCATGTCTACCACTGCACCTTGTTCTATAGAAGGTTTATAACACTCTTTGTATTTAGAAATGGCAATTAAATTATTTTCATCATCTAAATATCCTATTTCTCTTATCATAAATCCGCCTACACTTGATGGTATTAAACTCTCTAATATTATACAATTTGGTGCAGTTTCATCTGTAGTTGTATTTCCAATATTGCCTTCCCATACCACGTTTTTGAGAGCTGTCTGACTCTCAGTTGGAGTATATTCACTCCCTCCTCCATCACCAAGTTGAATTTTTACAAATCCCACTTTATTACCTGTGACACTTGCATTTGCTATCTTTGCTTTCCCTACATCTGTAATTATAGTGTAATAACTTTTATCTATAGCCAATATATCACCTCCTAAAATATTGTTATCTCTTGGTATCCAACTCCATTGCCAGTTAATACATCAATTTCTCCATAAGTTTCTATATCTGGTGGACTCCAAGGGTATATAGTTATTTCTTGACCTATTAGGGTTGTTATACCAAAATTCATATAATTGTCTTTACTTACAAGCACTCTAGTGTAATCTAAAGTCATGTTGCAAGGTTTAATACTACTTACAAAAGAATGAACCTCCTCAAACCAATCTTGATTTCTAGCATCACTTTCAAGATGTATATTATAAGTAGCATTATTAATAGTTAATTCATAATTGCCTTCTCCAACTATACTATCTAGCCAGTTCCTTAAAAATCTCTCTGAGTAAGGTAGTTTACTTATATATTTACTAAAAATCCTAAACCTTCTATCTTCTAAACTCTCATTACTTTTAGGAGTTATAGACATTATCTTTTCCCATCTTTTTATACCACTTGGAGTTAAATCCTCTAAAAACTGGTCACTTGATAGGTCATTTAATTTTTCATGTAGTGTTTTTATTTCTTTGTTTTCTACATTAAATACTTTTATATATTCTTCTTTATCTTGTAGAATTTGTGGTAAGTAATTTATTAGATTAATCTCTTTATCCAACTACCTCACCTCTCACTACTATACTGTTACTATCTATTGTTAGATTAGATTTAACATCATTTATCATTGTGTTTGTAATATCTAACACTCCATCTATACTAAGTAATCTAGTTTCAATTTGAGATATACGGACTATTAAGTTTTCTTCATCTTCCCAACTCATGTTAAGTTCATTTAAATAGTCGTCTATTGCTTCTTCTGCAATTGATTTTATATTCTCCCAAGTGTAGCCATTTTTGTATGTTATCTCTGCTGATATATTTATAGTTGTACTTACAACACCTGTAACAGTAACTTTATGCCCTATTGGTGCTAATCCTAAGCCTTGTCCTTGATGTCCAATTGGGTCAATTTCTTCTTGCACTAAATTAACTAAATCCTCTGATGGTACTTTGAAATTAGAGTTAATTATTACTAACTTAACAGTTCCTCCACCGTCCCACACAGGATAAACCTTAACTCCTCCAACATCTTGTATTTTGTTAACTTCATCTTTATAGTTTTGTATATTCCCACCAAAGCTCTGTGAATTTAGGCTATCATAATATCTTTGTCTTAAACTATCTTCTGACTCTTCATCCTCTCCATTTATCAAGATTTCAGTTAGTTCAGCAGTTTCAAGACCATCTATATATTCAATAGGTATTAGTTTTCCTAACTCAAATATAGGTCCAGCAGTTTCACATTTCATTTTATATGTTTTTTCAGATATTCTCTCAATTGCAATATAATTGTATTCTCCTAGATTAAACCTAGAATCAAGTGGAATATCTATGTTAAAAACTCCTTTAGCAATTGTATTAGTGGCTGGTAAAGGTGTAATTCCTCGCTCTTTACATCTCTTCTCTAAATAGTAATAACTAGCAGTATCTACGAATGTTTGGTCTAGTAATTCATCCATAGCAATATATGTTTCTGTAAGCTCCACTGCAACTGGTGCCAAGGCATTGTATATTATAGAACCTTCTCTCTTATCAAGTGTGTTAGGTACACTATCTAACATTCTTTTAATTATATTTTCAAATGTCATTAACTCAAACAATTATACACTCACCACCTTCTCTGCTTTTATATTTCCATATTTTGTATGAACTGAAAATTTACATTGTACTTTACCCTTTATATTTTCAAACTCAAAATTATCTACATTTTCAACCCTATCATCTTGAATTAGTGCTTCTTTGATTCTTCTCTCTAACTCTGGTATTACAAAGGATATAGGCTCTCCAATAAGGTCGTTCAACTCGACTCCATAATTCCAACTATATATTAGATGTTGGTATCTCTCTGTGTTTAAAATCAAAAAGATGGTCTGTTTTAATGCTTCTACATCATCACAAATACCATCAATCTTAGACTTTTCTATATGAAGTTTAAATGTCTTACTTGGCTCTTGTCTTACATCAAAATTAATTATTGATACATCTTCAATATCATAATCTAAATTATCACTTGGTAACACTTTATCACATCCTATCTAAAATCAAGTATTGTTGCCCTCCTTGCATACGAATTAAGACTAATTTATCTCCTATTTTTTTATCTGTATATCTTTTAAATGTATCTGTTTGTATTAGAAAAATTTCACCAATAGATAGTTTTTGTTCTATCTTAACTCTTAGAGGACTAATACTTTCTATTGTTCCAAATACAACCCTCATTGGGTTGCTTGTTTCTACTGCATCCATTGCAGCTTTTTTTATTATCTGTAATAAATCTTGGCTCATATTGCCACCTCACTTATATAAATCTTCTCACATGTGTGTATGCTTTTCCTTTTCTATAAGAATTAACAGACTCTATTTTTACCACATCTCCTGTTTGTGGTGAATGAATCATTTGACCATTTCCAATATACATCATTACGTGATTACTACTACCTCCACCAACTCTACATAATAAGTCTCCTGCTTTCCACTTGCTTCTATCTTTTAAATCTACTGCACTGCCTGCCTTACTTTGCGTTGCAACAGTCCTAGGAATTTTTATACCTATTTGTTTATAACACCATTGAGTAAATCCACTGCAATCAAAAGTATTAGGTCCTGTAGCTCCATACACATATTTACAACCTAATTTATTTTTTGCTACACTAATTAGTTTATCTGCTTTAGAATTGTTATTTGTACTACTGCTTTGGTTGTTGCCTTGAATTTGATAAGTTACATCTTTTAAATTCTTTTCTGCTTCCTCGTTGCTTCCAACTCCTGTACCTGCATTATTAGAACTATAAGTACTTCCTGTTATTTGCTTATAAAATGCACCTACACATTTTACCCATTCTTTGTCTGAACTAGAAGAATATTTATTTCTGATGCTTTCTAAAGTTTTTCGTCCTATATGGATATAGTTTCTTGATAAATTACTTATACCTCTTTTTATTCCTTCGTCTACACTAGAAAAACTCATGTAATCTCCATTTTTTTTCATTCCAAAGAAATTATTTTTAGTATTTGCAATATTTGAAGTCCCTCTAGCTGATTCGTGCATAGATATAGCAGCCATTAAAGCTGCATTGACTTTGTAAGCATTAGAATATTTAACAAATATATTTCCTGTATTTGATAACTTATTTTTAAATACTTTATTTAATTTATTTATCATATCATTGTCTTCTTTACTTGTAGTACTTTGTGCAGGACCATTTTTCTTTTCATCTTTATTATTTGCATTTCCACTACTGTAGCTTGAAGAGGAATAAGAAGCAAATTCGTCTCCATCAACCAAGGTCAAATCCATGAAATGTGAATTATTTTCAAATGTATGTTTTACTTTCTCAACTAACATATAATTTTGAAGTTTAATATCTCCCAAATCTAAAAAAACAGGTATTAAACAACCTGCTCTTACTCTAATATCACCAAGTGCATTTTTTAAACTTAATGACTTAGTTTTCTTATTATATAGTTTTAGAAGTATATCACACTTTTGCTTTATTTCTGCTTCACTCATGTTTTTATCTACTGTATCAAACATTTGAAGTATTCCCCAACTTCTCATGTGAGCTGAGTCTTGAGCAATATATACATCCCTTTTTCCTGACTCCTCGTTGTCTCTTACAAGTTTAATCTTTGTGTAAGTATCACTATCAATAGAAGAATTGTAGTCAAAGTCCTCTATGACATCATTATTCATAACAGTATCTAATTTCATTGATGCAACATTCTTTAATGTTATTCTTCCAAAATCATCATATAAAACATACATTTCTTTTTTCTCTCTTAGAGTATCATCTAGTGCTGTTAGTATCATGTCAAAGAGTGTTTTATTTTCTTCTATCCTAGATATTTTATACTTAGTATCTTCTATGACATTGTATTTTAAATTAAAATCTTTAGCCAACATTTTTACAAGTTCACTTGCAGTTTTATTACTATATACATAAGTATCTTTATTCTTAAAATATCTTAGCTGGTCGTAAGCAACAATTTTAATGTGATTTTCTTTATCTCTTTTCTTCTGAAATATATATCCATAGAAGATACCTATTCCTTTATAATACAGCCTTACAGAATTTCCTTCGCAAAACTCTAATATATCATCCATAACTATTGTAAATTCTAACTTAGAAGGTGTTCCTCTTCTTTCTATCTCCCATGTGATACCATCAATGACAGCAGGTTCGTAGAAATCTTCCCAATGAGCTATTACTAACCTTACATCTCTATCATTTGCTAACACTAATTCATCAACCAAGTTTTAACACCTGCCCTTTATAAATAGTGTATTTACTTAAGTTTTTGCCCTTATTTGCCTTATCCATCATAGATTTATTTAGTTCGTATACTTTCTTATATAATGAACCATTACCAAGTTGTTTCTGACAAATTGACCAAAGGCTATCCCCTGCTTTTACTGTATATGTTTTAGTTTTAGTGTTTGTGGCATTGACTGAATCAACTCGTTTTGGCTCTATCTTTACATTAGGTCTATCAGTCTCATTTTTAGGAGGGGCAAGAACTAACTTTTTAGTTGAGTAATCTCTATATTGCTTTAACTTTATTGCAACTTTTGTATCTGAACCATTTTCTGCATCTTCTGAAATAGCATACTCTTCAAGAGATACTTTTATATTAGTGTTAAATAGTACTTTATTACCTAATTCCCTCGATACAATAAATTGAAATGGCTTACAATCAGTTTTTAATAGTTCCAGTTTACTTAAAAAGAATTGAACATCCCTAAAAGCTCCACGATAGAATGGCAACTTATTATGTGTAAATTCTGCTTCAAAACTTATTTCAGATAATCCTTCTTTTTTTAGTATGTTTACTTCTCCAGTATTTATCAAATCAACTATCTTGTTTTTATTTGTAACTTTAATCTCTAACTTTGGCGGAGGTATTGGTAATTGTACTCCATCTAAATAAAAGTCATAAGCCATTTATATCCCTCCTTTCTAAACTATTCCTTCTGCTGATACAATCATAGCATCATTCAGTTTTTCTGTTAAAACATTTACTATACCATCCACATCCGTGTCTTTACTTATATTGTTTGTATTGTTCATGTCTATTTTAATGTTTACTCCTGTAAATCTGTTGATAGTCTCTTGTTCCGCAATATCTCTTAAGTATTTTAAGTCCTCTTGACTTTTATCCATTGTTTTTGCCATCTTTGCAGTATTTCCTGCTGTGTCTTTTACGTTTTTTCCTAAATCTCCACTCCCGAATCCACCAAGGTTATTCAATGGATTTTCTTTATCCCACAAATCTTTTAAACCTAACTTATCTTTTGCATCTTCTAGCATCTTGTTAATGTCAAAAGTATCTTTAAATTTATCAGTTATAGATTTTTGCCACTTTTCACCTAAAGCATTTCCCTTTTGAAACGCTGCCCCAATATCTTTATAGCCCATTCTATCCAGTTTTACTTTCTCTGGTGCATCTCCTACCCATCTATTTAGACTGTTGATTTGTTGCTGTATATAACTATTATCAGCCTTGACAGGTGTAAACGTTGCCTCTCCTACTTTCCCGATGTTGATTCCAGGAATTTTATTTATTAGGTCAATTAGTTTATTTACTCCTCGAATAGCTATATTTGCTCCATCAACAAAGGCCTTACCAAGTGCATTTCCAGCATTATTCACAGAATCATTTAGAGATGCCATTTTCTCGATTATAAAGATTACACCTTTGGCAATTGCTTGTTTCATCAAATATACACACTGATTCCAACCATTTGTAATGCCTTCATTTACAGCTATACAGCCATTTAATAACCATATCATAACATTTTGTATTGCTGCTACTGCTGCAAATACTGCACCCACAATTACTCCTAAGGCGGTTAAACTTGTTCCTGCGAATTTATTTACTGCTGCTACTGCAACAAAAACTACTACTACAAATGCTAAAATGCCTGCAACTATCCAAAAAATCGGGCATGCTAACATAGCTTCATTTGCTATCCATTGTCCAGCAGCATATTTTATAAGATACGCATATCCAGCTAAAGTTTTTGTATTTAAAAGCATCTGAGCAAACATCATAGCAAATTTAGATGCTGCAACTAATTTTTCCCATAACCACATTCCTGCCAAAGCTAAAGAATAAATTGCAATAGCTGCTATTACTCCATAGACGATTGGTGCAATAATGCTCCAATTTTGAGCAAAGACATTAACAACACTAAGTGCAGCATTAGTAATCCCTCCAAGTCCTTGTATTATTAATACTGTTCCTAATGTAACATTGCTAACAAAACTTGAGAAGAAATCACTATTTAATATATTTTTTATAATATTCAGTGTATCGTAAATGTTTGAAGATATTGCAATCATAACATTCCGTATAGACGTTACAATCTCATTAAATCTCATACTTTGCAAACTACTGCTTATTTTTCCTAAAGTTTGACCAAATATCATATAAGCGTCATTTTTCATCATTGTGAGGGCTTGAGAAAAAGTGATTGGCATACTTGCAAATTTCTTTTCTATCTCATCAGAAGCTTTAAACAGTGCATTTCTTATAACATCTGCTGTTATTGCTCCGCTACTTGACAAATCTTTTAATTGGTCTTTAGTTTTTCCCATTGCTTCGGCTATTTTAGTAGCTAGCATTGGTGCATTTTCCATTATGGAGCGGAACTCATCACCTTGAAGTTTTCCTGCCCCCATAGCTTGGGTAAGTTGATACATAGCTGCACTAGCTTCACTCGCTGATGTGCCACCTATTACGAAGCTTTTGTTCATTAATTCTGCAAATTTTACTACCTCTGCTGAACTTCCAAAAGCATCTCCTGCTAATATCCCAAGTTTGGCAACCTGTGCTGCTGTATCTGCATAACTTGCCCTTGCACTTTGAGCAGATAAATAAATCATCTTGTTTAGTTGCTCTGTTGTCTGTAAGCCATCATTCATGAGTGCCAACCTTGCTTTCGTACTTGAAATTGTATCTGCTGCTTTTGTAATGCTTTCTATTCCTCTTAGTCCAATATATATTCCAGCCAAACTTTTCAGTTTAGACACTAATACAGAACCTGCTTCACTTCCTTGCTTTATCTTATTATTAAAGTTTTCTTGTTCATTTGTATTTCTTCCAATTTTCTGTTCTATCCTAGTAAGAATACTTTCAATATTGTTTAGACTTTGTTGGGATGCCTGTATGCTACCAGCATTAAGTGGGTTGTGTAATCTTTGTTGCAATCTTTCTAAGCTATTAATTGTTGTGTTAATAGATGTGGTCATATTGCGAAATGCGGGTGTCATTCCGTCAAAAATTTTTATTGATGTTTGTATTGTAGCCATATTTTCACTCTCCTTTCTTAAATCTAAGTACAAAAAAAGAGTAACCCAATTTGATTACTCCTTAAGTTATTTTTATTTTATCATTTCTTTTCCATCGAATACGAAAGATTTAACATCTTTACCATCACTTGTGAATATTATTTGAAATTCGCTTCTCATTGTTGCCCCAAATGAATTTTGAGAGTCCACATAAGATTGAACTACTATCTCCTCTTTGTTTTTAGAGAACATCCACTTTGTTATGTTTGGAAACTTAGCTGTACTTGGTGACTTTAGAATTGCACTAACACCACTTTCGCATTGTAATTGCAATGCTGTTTTTTCATCCATTGTAAGAGTATAATCACTAACTTTAGAAACTATTTTTCCATCTTTATAAAAGTCGTTGTCAGCCCATCTGACATTGTAAACTGAATTATCTTTATTCAAATACAATATTATATTTTTAGAACCGCCAAACTCAATTCTATAACCTTTTTCTCCGTCAAAATGTGCATTATCCAATCCTTCATCATGTTTTATGCTTTCAAACTCTTCTATTCCACATTCCTTTAGTATCTTAGCGATATTTTGAACTTGCTCTGGGGCTAAATTTGTAACTTTAGATATTTTTTGTTCATCTTCTGACATATTCTCTACTTTTTTATCATCTTGTTTTGATTCTAATTCATTATTTCTGTTTACTTCTGATTCATTACTTACTCTTAATTGTGACCCAATATTTATTCCCCACGCTTGTGCTAGATAAACTTTTACTTCTCCCGCAAATATAAAAATTATAAATATTCCAATTAAGCCTCTTACTATTTTCTTATTTTTAAAGGATTTAACAGTAAACTCTGCAATAAGAAGTATTAAAAATACTGGAAAAAATAATAATACAATAAAACCAATTATAATTTTCAGAAAAAGATTTAATTTTTTAAAACGCTGCCACATAATATAACATCCCCCTATAACATTATTTACCAATATTATACTATATCAGTAAAATTTTTACATTATAATCACATCCTTTCAATAAAAAAACACCTACCTGAGTAAGTGTTTTTCATTTATATAATTAATT